CTATTCTTTTGTATAAAAATACTTAAGGCCTTTTGCATCTAACCACGCAGTTACTTTATCTAATTCATTTCCTTGACGATAATCCGTTTCAAAATATACAAGCCCTTGACGATCTCCACGAGACACAATTTTAGAAGTGTATCCAAGCGTATCCATCATTTGAATCATTTCTGGAATTAAATTTACACCAAATTCATAAGTAATCACCTTATTATGTTTGTTCACGATAATCTCCACTCCTTCTTGTTTATACGATTTATTTGTAAACCAATCTAACGATTTGCTTCCAATTAATTCATTTAAATCACACTTTCCAATACCAGGTACATTACCTGTTTCAGTGTATTGCCATATATCGCATGGATAATCCGGTTTCTTCCCTCCATAACGTGGAATCCACACAAAGTCAGCTTTCACATTCGCCATACCAAATGGAAAATACATATGATGGCCAACATATAAACCAACTTTTTGAGCACCTAATCGGCGTAGTTCATCGATAAAAGCTTGTGTTCCTGCTCTCATATCATCCATTGTTTTTACTTCTACATCAGCAACCCAGACCGTTGCGCTCTTGTCTCCGCGGTTCCAAAAGTCTCGAGCTTCTATACGTGCATCATTTTCAGAAACAAAACGACAAAACGCATAGTTACCAAAAGGAATTTTATGCTGCTTCATAGCTTGTACATATCCTTTATATAGAGGATCTACATAATTTGAACCATCTTGTACACGAGCGATGATAAAATCAATGTATTGTTTTGCCACGGGCCAATTAATATCTCCATTCCATTTTGAAATATCTACAGTGTAACCCATTATTTATCCTCTCCTTCGCTGTTTACATCATGATCAGACCAAATTCCCAATGCGATACCAACTGTCAACAAATATGGTGCTAATTCATCCAAAAAGCTTTTAGCTTCTGGTACACCAAATTTCGTAAATAAAAATCCAAGCAAAGAAAAAACCGCAACCCATGTTTTCCAGTTGCGGAATCGTTTTTTTATATTCTCTTTTGTCATAATTAATTTATCTCCTTTTCTAAGGTATCAATACGTTTATGTGCTTGTTTAGAACTTTCCTCTACTCTTGTAATTCTTTCTCCAAATAAAATCATTTGTTTTTCACTTGCCTTTTGATCTATGCGAATATCGTCAACACCTTTACTGATGTATTCTAATTTCGCTTTCAATTCTGCCCCTTGCTGACCATCTGATTTAATTTCTTTTGAGCGGTTCAGCGAATAAGAAAAATACCCAATTAATGCTGATGCGATTGCGATAATTAATCCAATTTCAACTGTCATAATTCCCCTCCTTTTTAGGCAATAAAAAAAGACCAGCTATTGCTGCTCCTGCTCTGTTTCTGTGTTATTTTCATTAGTTGGTGTTGGCGGTTCTTGTGGAGGATATTCACCTGTAAGTTTAAAATAATCATTTGCACAAATGTTCCGTTTAACAACTCCTAAGTTCAATTCATATAATTTGGCTCCACAACCACATAACTCACATTTCGTTAAAACCCTAAAACCAATAGTTCCGTCAGACATGTCCCGCCACACCTCAACTTTACTCGTATCATTGGAAACCCCTGCATTATCTAACATGTCAGCAGGTACTTGTATAAAGACTCCTGTTTCCGTTCGTTTTACGTCTACTATTCTTCCCATATAAGGAAGCGTTTCACCTTCTTGAAAAGGCATCATATAGTTAATATCCATGTTTAATCCTTCCTTTCTATCCAAGTGCGTTAAATTTCCAACCACTTGGAGTACTCGCATAAAAACCCGGTCCAGCATTACCGTCTGTAAAACGAATATGACCCCACTGTTGGAATCCACCGCCACCTAAGTTAATTCCCTGCATTGCTCGTATATTCCTAAAGATTTTAACTTCTTTTTCAGTACTTATATCAAACGTTTGTCCGTCTGGTGCTGGAGATATATTATTATTCACACCACCTACAGCAAGTGCGTTAAACGGCTGAATACCATCTGCTCTTTCTGCTGCAGCACGATCCCAATTATACATAGATGCATATTTGCCACTGTATAGCGTTACACCACTTACACAAATCGCTGTCCCTTGTCTCATGTCAGCATTAGCAGAACAAACTTTAATAATCAATGCATGTTGTTGCGGAATATAGTTTGTTGGCACTTTGAAAGTAAAAGAATACCTTCTGATTTCTCCGTAGAATGTAGACGGCTCAGGAAAGTCCATCTTTTGTTCACTCAATATGTCGTAACTTACGTTGTCTCGGAATTTAACGCAGCATACGTGTATTCTCGGTTTTCCTGTCTTACGCACGCCATTTATCATAGCAGTTCTAAAATGAGCTGATGCTGTATATTCGTTACCAGGATGTATACCGTTATTCACGATTGCTTCTGGATAGTTATACATATCTACCCTTGCGGCATTCACCATTTGCTCGTAATCAAATATATGTGTATTCTTTTCTATTACGACATTTCCCCAGGACTTCCAAGTAAGACCGTATCCACCTTCAAATCCATAATAATCGTTATGTCCAATGTTTTTCTTTGTAACACTAGAAAAGTCGGGATCTGCTATTAGGTTTCGTCTTGATACTGCAGTTGTTTTTGTGCCCCATTCGTCTTGGAATAGGAAGTCTAGCATTTTAACAGTTACACCATCTTTATCAATGGTTATCTTATCACCATCAATTCTAATAAGATTCGTATCAATGCCTTTTGCAGTTAACCATTTCACCATTGTATCAGCATTAATATTCAGTTTCTCAGCATCGATTGTAATCTTACCAGGTGACATATTAATAGAAGTAATAATACCGTCTTTTAAAATTTGTGCTAAGATCCCTTCATCTAATACCTGTAACTTCGATTCTGTTTTCTTTACATAGGCATTATAGGTCTCATTAATAAAACTTTCCTGTTTTTTGGAAATGATAGTAACGCCTTCTTCATTAGTAGCGATACTTCTTTCTAATTCGGTTACTTTTTTATCGTAATCTTTAGTTGCTACCCTATTAGCAATATCTTCTATCATTTTGTCAGCATCCGTTTGATCTTTCGGATGTAACCAAAATTCTGTAGCTATAGTGCCACGTTGTAACATTGGTGCGGCACACCATAAACGCCCATTTCTTGTAACGTAATAACGCCATCTCACAAACGCTGCATTGGCTGGCGCTTTATCTGTACATACAGCACGAATCCATGTATGATTTACAACCTTGATATTCGTTCTAGCTGTTTTAATGCGAGTTTTTTTGTCAGCAGTCCACCATTCAATTTCAATAAATGCACCGCCACTATCAATAGGTGTTTTCCCATCAGTATTGAAATAGCCTGATGCAACAAAGTCTTCGTTAACCTGACACTCAATGAATTGACTTGTAAGTCCCCACCAACGATCTTGAGTCTGGCCAGTAACGGTAATTGCGAATGTACTCATACCTTTGTATTTTAAATTCGTATCAACAGATCCAGTTGCTCCATTACCACTATTCCAAAACCAATATTTCTGTCCTAACTTAAAATCAGCATCACGCAACTCGTTTACAGTACCTAAACCACCTACATAATTCTCAACATCTTTTATTTCTACTTTTCCTTCCAGAGCTTTTGCAGTAGTTTCCCAACCCGCTTTAGCTTCTTGTAATTGCGTACCTTGTTTGGTTTGTATTTCTTGTATACTAGTAACATTTTCTTTAATACCATCTGCTGTTTTCTCTACAGTAGTAACACGCTCGCTAAAATCAACTTGTGTTTTTTCTACCGTTTTGATACTTTCTTTGATTCCATCCACACTTTTCTCAATCTCGGTTGTTTTCTTGTTGAATTCCTCATTCGTTACTTGGTCTTCTGGTGCCGGTGTCCATGCGGTAGGTACTGTGCCAACTTCTAATTTAGGCTTTTCAATTAACACGTCTCCTGTGAAATCACGTCCTAAAGCGTAAACTAAAATCTCTTTAATAGGCTTATCCATTACTACAGCACTCGCTGTAAATCTTTCCTGTTTATACTGTTTACCTAGTGTTAGACGGTTTTCTACACGGCAGCTAGGATAAGCAAATGTATTGTCTGTAAAAGTAATTTTCACTTCGAAACCAACCCATTTATTCGTTGTACCCCATGCAGTAACCTTACCTGTAAATAAAAAACTCATAGCAATATTCTTGCCCTGAATTAAAGTAACCGCATCCTTAGCTACACCAAAATAGGTATGAGGCTTATTTTCTCCAGTCTTCACTGAATGGGATTTAGTAGCTGTTTCTAGTAATAGATTTCGGATACCAATTTCCGTATTATCAACTTTCTTTTCTACACTAGTTAACTTTTCGATGATTTCCCCAGCTTTTTCTTCTATTTCAGTAGTTGTTTTCTTTAGATCATTTGTTGTTTTCTGTACCTCAGAGATTTTCTTTATTGTGCCATCGGAAGTCTCTACTACTGTATTTAATTTCTCAGTGATCTCACCGTTTTTTTTCGTTAACGAGTCAATAGATTTAGTAAAACCTTCGTTGGTTTGTTTCATTTCAGAGACAGTTTTGTCAATTTCACCTTGAGAGTTTTGTACATTTTTAATAGTTAAAGAAACTTCTTGAAGGTTTTCTGTTACTTCCTTGAATTGACCAGCAGTTTCATTTTGCGCTTCTTCCACTTTCTTATTTAATTCTTCTTTTGTAAGTTGAATATCCTTATTAACCTGCTCTAGTGTATCTTTTTTAATTGATTCCACATCAGGAATAAGAAGCTCCCAACCTTTACCGTTCCACACTTTTAGAACACCAGGTTTACCGTTACTAATATCTCGCCATATCGTCTTACCAATTTTAAGATTCGTTGTTGGTGGATTCACAGCCTCGATGATTTCTACTGTATTATTCTTCAAGTTTTCTTGAACTTTCTCTGCTAACTCTTTCGCTGCTTTCGACTCTTTCTGTGCTTCATTTACTTTTTTATCAGTATCTTGTACAAGTTCTTCTAATCTATCTAACAATTCTTTATTTGCTTTATTTCCTAAAGTAGCGCGAATCCTATTGTACATTTTTCTTAACTCTTCGTTCGCATCAGTAATTTCACGATAATCGCCAAACACGTATTGATCTTGTGAAGGATCAGTATGTGATTCATCACCAACGATTGCCCTTGCTTCAAGGTATAACTTAGGTGTGAATCCTGTATCTTTGATTCGGATTGTATCGCCCTCATTAATTAGTTCATGTGCTAGTCCGAAAATACGTCCAATCGATTGCGCTTCTACTTCGTATGAAACAGAAGATACACGTTTTGCTAGCTCTGTTTTCATAAGAGTCAGTAAACGTTCTGGTGTGATATTTCCTTCTGTTTCTGGAGTATAGAAACCAAATTTATGCTTTCCATGTTCATTCCACCGTTGGAACGCATCATTATCAACAATGTAAGGAAGTCCGTTATTGATACTCTCAATTGTGATAAGTTTATCACCTTCATCTCGTACAAAACCGACAAGTGCTGTGCAAATATCTCTTGAGTGCTCAATACGTCTAACACCAACTAAATCTTTTCCTAGCACTACTTCTTTTCCAGTTTCTTGGCCACGTTTCCTTATCATATCTACATACCAGCCAGTGATTTGAGAACCTACTACTTCGACACGATATTGGATTTCTAACTCAAATAAAGTAGCGATTTTCTTTAAAAAAGCGAGCGGATCTATAAATTCATCAATAGTCATTGTATGGAATGAAGAATAATCGGTTTTTCCACGTTTCCACTTTGAATCCGCAAGAGCAATATCTATAAACGTATTAACTGTTTCACTCTCTATGTGTTGTGGTTTAATGAACCCATCCTTGGCTATTTGAACCCAAGCGCCAGAAGCATGTACAGTAATCGTTCTATCATTAGATTCTTTTTCTACTTCATTATTGATAACATATGGAACAATACGACCATCACGCACTTCCTTTAATACTAAGTTCTGTTGTTGTAATGCAACTGCATGTGAAGTTCCATCAAAAGTTTTAAATTCTAACGTATCAATGTTGTTTTTGATTTCCCAATGGCGTTTATCATCCCAATAGTCTTTTGATTGAATGACTGATATAATCTGATCTGTTTTGAAATCAACAACATGAAGTATCCCACTTGGTGTTCTCATCTAAATCGCTCCCTATATTTCACCTTTGCTGTTCCTATATCGGAAGGTATGATTTCAAGTGTATTAATACCTTTATTGATAACAGGAAAATTACTAAAAATATCTTTTATGTTAATAGCGTTTTTCCCCTCAATACTGACATGACTGCTTTCTGTATCAATCACGACTTTGTCACCAACATCGAATATATAAGGCGGTGTATTTTGATTATTTAAATTCACTTTCCAAAATTTCAAATCAGAAACTGACATCGCTTCTACTGGCGGAACATCTTGCCACTGCATGATACTAATCTGTATTTGAGCTGCTTTTTCCATATGTTTATTGTCTTTATCGGTCCATCTTGCAAAGCGTTCTGAATCATCTTTTTCTGTTCCAGGAAGAAATTTTGAAATATAAGCCTCCCAATCATTACCGGTTCTAGCGATCCACAACCTACCATAATACTGATTCCATGTATTCGGATAATCACCACTCTCATAAATCAAACCTATTTTTCCAGGCTTATTATCATATCCAATTACCATCGTTCCAAAATTTTGTTCAGCTTGCCAATAGAGATCATTCATGGCAATTTTTGAAAGAACTTTGCTGTTTTCATCGAGTATCGCTATCTCAACTCGTCCCATTTCATTGATCTTTTTACTTTTACATGTAACGTGGGCTTGCATAATAAAATCTTGTACTGGCCCACCAGGGATACTCTTTTTAACAGATGCGCCATGCCATCCATTACTTGAACCATAGTCCGAACAATAGAATTGGTAACTATCTGTTTTCATTTCACCAACTGGATTACCATCTTCCATAGAACTAACCTTACTCCACCCTACAGTAGTGGACATATCATCCCATATAAGACGCTGATTTCTTTCTACAGGCAATTGTTCCATTTTTAATGGCACTCCAATACGGAAATAATCTGGTTCTTTTGAATATTTATCTTCAAACCATACATCTAAAAAAGTGTTTGGTTTTTTAATATCAATTTCAATAATCGGATTTGAATGCACAGAGCCTTTGTTTTTAACATTTGCAATTAACCCTCGACCGTCATTTTCAAAATCAACCGTTTGCTCATTTCCTAACTTATACGGCATTGGACAAATAAATTTCAAAGTGCCTTGTCCGATATCTACAAATTTATCAATATCAAAATCTTCATCTATAACTGCCATATAGGTTCTATCAGGCATTACATCAAAAATCAGTTCTGCTGGATTTTCAGTAATAAGCCACTCCGCTATTTCTTCTTTTAACGTTTCTAAATTCGTCCCATTTGGAACAATAATCCCCACAGGTACAGAAAGAGGACGGGTTTCGGTATCTGTACTTAATAACCTTGCGCCCGGATATCCGGGGGTTTTCAGAAAATTCCTCCTTAAAGGCGCCCATGTTGGAGGATTCCAGCCTCTTTCAATATAGATATAACTTTTTCGTTCTCCATTAAATTCAAAGGAACTCATCGTCTCTCTCCTTTTATACAAAAGAAAAGAAACCCAAATCTAAAAGATTGAGTTTCTTGCTTGTGCTCTATTTTGATATTCAGTTACATACGGATGGCTCACACGCGCTATTTCTCTTCCTTCTAGTATGACAGGAATTTCAATATAAGTAGGTTCTGACTTTATATAGGGTTGCTTATCAGGATTATCATTGTCAGGTCTATATTGAATGACATTAGGATTATCAGATAACACTTCTCTCCATCTAGAAAGGCTGCCTACATCATGAATGGAAAGTCCCTCAAATCGTTCCATTTGACGTCCAATTTCTCTTACCATATCACGCATATTTTCAGGGATATGTGTAATCCAATCATTTTGCCAATCTCCATCTACAAAGATTGCATTAAAATACTTTGTTAGTGGGTCATCACCTTGGAAACTAAATATTTCTTCTGGTTTTATAGAACGAATACTATCCATAGCTCCTGTTACTGTATCTTGTAATGCATCTCGCACAACAGAATATTGACTTTTAATACCTATCGCAATTCCTTGTGCCATACGAACACCAGAAAATCTCAACTTATTTGATTCACTATTTAATTTCAATTCATTTACAAGAGCTGCGTTTGCTTTGGTACCCATTTCTCTACTTTCTTTTTCAGCCATGTGAGCTGATTTTTGAATACCTAGCGCAAATCCTTCACTAAACGGCTTACCACCTTGATCACGTGTTAATTTTGATGGAGAGTTTACATTAAGTGTAGCTTTCAATGCATCAAATGCACCTCGTGCCAAACTAGCTGCTACATTTTGTACATTCCATTGACCGTTAGATATACCGTTAGCAAAACCACTAGCAAAAGCTTCTCCAGGACTAAGAGAGCTGACACTCCCTAATCCATCTTTACCACCTTGAGCAACACTTGTTCCGCTTGCAACAGCGGCTCCACGTTTTGCTCCCATATCACTTGCGAATTTATTACCAGCCTTATCACCACCGCCACCATCGGTTGCACTTCCTAACATGCCCTCTACACCTAATTTAACATTACTAGCTGCTCCGACTACATTCCCTTTATTCCCGTTAATTAGTCGTTGCATAAGAAGAGTAGAAGATGCGCCGCCATTTCCATCTGTGGTTGATCCTAAAGTATTTTCTACACTTTGTTTAACACCTACGGCCGCTCCATTGACATTGCCTTTATTATTATTAATATTATTAAACATCATAGAAGTCGCGTTATTACCGCCATTATTATCAGTTGTACTTCCTAATTGCTGTTCAACGCCTAGTTTAATATTAAAAGCTTCACCTATAATATTTGGCTTATATTGAGCCATAATTCGATTCATTAATGTAGTAGAAGCTGCTCCACCATTTCCGTCTGTGGTTGATCCCAGTGTTTGTTCTACACCTTGCTTAACTTCCTCTGCGGCTTGAACAGGTTGACCCCCATTTTGACGAATTCCATCTGCGGTACTTTGCGGAATAGCTGCCCCTTGCTGAGTTGTATCAATGTTTGTTTTTTGTACAACCATTTGTCTTATAACTTCGAGTGCCTGATCTATATTAAACTTCCCATTGTGTAAGCCTTGAACAAGAGACGCAATTGTCACTTCTCCATTCGGCCCTAAGTTGTACTTAGTCTTATCTTCAATATTAACTCCCAAAGTATTGAGAACGTCTTGTACATTAATAAACCCTGTTTCCATACCAGTTTTTAACGTAGCCATTATACGAGTGCCGTCTTTTGCTAAATCTGCTGCTGTTAATTTAGATAACTGTTGTTGAAAAAAAATAAACACAGCGTCAATACCTACTGTGCCCTCGTGTAATCCATTTACAAATTGTGTAGTTTTCATTTTTCCGAGTGGTCCTAAATCTATATCGAGATTTTTCTTTAAATCTAAGTTTAACTTAGATGCGACCTCCCCGATATTCATCTGTTTAAAACCATCGGTAAATGAAGTCATGACTTTAATACCTTCTGGTGTCAATGGTTTATTACCCATTTCTGACCGCATAGTGTTTATGATTGCAATCGCTACATCTTGGACTTTGTACTTACCAGATTTAATTCCATCAACGAACTCTTCTACTGCAACCCAACCTTGCTCTCCTAAATCAATTGTTTTACTTCCATCTTCAAATGTCTTTGCAATGTCATTTGCAACTTCAATAGATTTTTCACGAGTTGACTGGAAAAGGTTATCATAAACAATATTAGAATTTGAAATTAATGACTCTCCATATGTTTTTACTTCATCAGCACTTTTCTTTCTCAGATCAGCTTCTTTTGAAGATCTATCTTGAAGTCTCTTGAATAGATTCTCATTTGTACTTTCAATTATTTCGGAATTCTTAACATACTCTCCGAATCCTCGACCTTGAATTTTAATTTTCTCATTTTCAGCCTTCGTGATACCCGTTGTTAAATCCATCTCAACGCCTTTGGATTTTAACACTTCTTGAGCTTGTTGAAGCTGTTGTCTATACCCTTCTGTTATAAGGACGGACTGTTCAGAGTATTTTTTATTGATTTGAGCAATTGTTGCCTTTTGGTTTTCAGAATCTGTAATATGACTCTTTGCGAATTCTATTTCTTTTTTTCTTGCTTTATCTAAGTCATTTGTAAGTTTCGTATACTCTGAACCTAACTCCTTTACTTTACCTTGGATTGTATCAACAGAAGTGTTCTTATTGAAATTATCCATCGCCTTACCAATCTTTTGTATCTCATTTACACTCTTAGCTGCTGACTTCCCTACCTCGGCGTCAATTGATTGTAAAGCGGTTAAAAACACCTTTTTATCTGATTCTGTCATCTTATAGATTTGTCCATTATATTGCGTAAGTAAACTCTGTATTTTCTCATTCGCTTTAATAACGGCTTCCTCTTGTGCTTTATACACTTCCATTTGATCATTCAAAATTTTGTCCTTTGCACGTAGGACTGCTGAATCAGATTCTCCGGCAAACCAACTTTCTAAATGCGCTTGGAATTTCCCTTTATCTTTATTAATTGCTTGAATCGCCTCATCTGCTAACTTACCAAATTCGTCATGTGCTCGTTGTACAGCCTCTTTAGCCTTATCACCTGTCATTGTTGGTATTTCATCTAATGTTTTAAAAGCCTGCTCTTTTAAATTCACATACCCTTCAAGAGCTTTTTTCGTACCTTCACTTACACCATCACCAAAGCGCCTACTGTCCTCTTCTGCTTTTTGTGCCTTTTTCCCAGCATCTACGAAAGCAAAACCTAATGCACCAAGTCCAATTACAACTCCACCAATTGTTGCGACAATTGGATTTGCTATAATTGCACCAATACCAAAAGAAAGGAACCCAAGTGCACTAACTACTCCCATAACTGCCGGGGCTAGTAATAATGCTGTCCCATATACTTTTTTAGAGCTATCATCTAATCCGTTGAACCAATCAGCGACACCCTTCACAGATTCTTTCAATTCAGGAATCGCTTGTTTAGCGATATCTAAAATCACCTTACCAAGTGGTTCTAGAGCAATTTGTAGTTCTCTTGTTACAGATTTCCATTGCTTAGCGCTTGTATCGTAACCATCAACCATTTTATTCATTGCGCCACTGTAGTTTCCAAGACCTGTTTCCATATTATTTAGTGATAACATAGTAGTAGCTTCAAGGTCTTCCCATTTCACGCCGAAAAGTGCAACGCCTAACTGATTCACTTTAATTTGATCATCCGTTGTTCGTAATTCATTTAAAACAGCATTAAAAACATCTTTGGAAGTCGCTTTTCCTTCTAGCATCGCTTTCCAAACTTTTTGCGTTTCTTTACTCATTTGACCCATTGCTTCTGTTGTGGACTTACTACCATCTTTTACACGGATACCAAATTCTTTTACAACGTCATTCACATAATCCAAGTTATATGCGCCATTTTTCGAACCATTAATGAGAATTGTGAACATTCCATCTGCACTAAACCCCATTTCATGGAACAAAGGACCATACTCACTTAAATTATCAAATAGCTCATTTGAGTAGTTTAAACCCTTTACAGAACCTTGTGCTAATAAATCAAATGCTTGTTGGCCAGATAAACCAAAGCGTCCCATTAATTGGGCTGCACCACGAGTTACCTCGTTTACATCTGATTCCATTGTTTCTGCTAAGATTTCACTATCACGAGTTACTTGTTTTAAAGTATCATCATCATTAATATCCTTAATATTGCGCTTTACTTTAACTAAAGAATCACTGACACTAGCTAAATCTTCCCCATAGCCTTCGCGCCATACTTCTTTGGCTACAGCACTAACCTTTAAACTTTCTTCCCTTGTTAATCCTAAACCAGATTGTACCTTCTTGTTCGCTTCTTCAAATTGACTTGCATTTACAACTAAAGCTCCAACTCCAGCCGCCACGCCAACTGCTGCTGCACCAAACCCCTGGCTCACTTTCGTACCAGTTTCTTGCATACTGTTTCCAACTTCGTTCATACGCTCGCGTAATCTTCCAGAAACATTACCCAATCGCTCTATTCTTTCTTCTGTATCACCTAGCTCATTACGATATCGATGTAAAGCTGCTGAAGCATTATTAAATGCTGTATCATTTCTAGAAACTTGAGCTGTTAATCTTTGTAAAGCTTGTGTGCCTTGTTTGTATTCTTGCTGTAATTGATTATATTGAGCTTGCAAATCTTTTGTTTCTTGAGCATTTTTCCCGTATGCCTGAGTACTTTGCTGTATCTCTTGTTCTAATTGTTGCATAGATGTAGCCAATTGCTCACATTTTTGACGCATTTCTTGTTGTTTTTGTTGTGAAGTTCTCAAAGCTTGCTCATAATGCTTCATTTTTTGCGTCTGAGCTTCTATTTTTTGATTTAAATGGTTTGCCTTATTCTCCAGTTGATCCATCTCTGAACCAACTCCACGTAACTGCTCAGACGTGTTACGAAATTCAGCGTCTATTCTTTTCAGACTTCTATTAATGCCTGCAATCCCATTTTCGAATTGATCTGTATCCAAACGGACACGACCACCAATTGTATTATCTCCTAGTGCCATTCAAATTCTCACCTACCTTTACAACCACATTGGTACTTTATCTGCTGTTGTCACTCGATTTGCTTTTTGTTTTCTCGCTAAACAGGTAAAGTAAAACGCAATATCCATTTCATTGATTTGATTTTGTGTCATACCTGCATCCATCAATATGTTATAAATATCAATTACAGCGTCGCTATATTTGATTTTTCCTCCGTCGGTTTCATTTCTAGTTGTGCCATTAACTTTTTTTTCGCATCTTCTACCGTTTCCATTACCTTAATCGCATCATTTAGGCGCCCCATAATTGTTAAACAAACAGAATGAATTGTAAGACTTAAAAACCATACATGAGTGCCATCCACAAATTCCTGTGCTGTAAATTGATTTCCGTACACACTGGCAACAAAATTAGCAGCTCTTTCAATTGTTTCTTTTGGTACTAAGTCCGCTTGTAATTCATCAGCTAATGTTGAAGCTTCAAAAGTAGCTGAACCTGGGATAAATTGTGGTAAATAAAAATCTTTTTTACCTTCTGTATTTTGTAATGTGATTTTCATCATCTGTTTCCTCCTTAATAAAAATAAGGATGGCATTTCGCCATCCCTTTTCTTAATTACTTCCCACTTGGTGGGGCTGTTTCTATTGGTGGAGCTGGTACTTCTTTAAACCACTTTGCCGCAACTGCTGCATCGTGTCCTTCTTCCTCTTCATCTAATCGATGTCTCCAATTACCGTCCGAACGTTGAATTGCCTTACCTTTAATTTTTGCGCTTTGGAATGTTGGTTTATCTTCTGCTGTTTTATGTTCATCACTTGGAAGCTCAAACTTCATTTTGTAATAACATACATATAGATTTTTTCCGTTGTCGTATGGTAAACGATATAGCAATGCTACATAAGGAGGAACATCACTTGTATTATCTACAACTTGACCTTTTACAACCTTTTTACCTAACAATTCGGCATAAACGGATAAAGGTAATGTATCAACTTCTAATTCAATTTCTGTTCCACCAAATGCACTAGCTGTTGCTGCTGGTCCACCTTCAGCATAAAAAGTTACTGATTCCGCTTTAGGTGACGCTTTACCACTAACTGTTTTACCGATTCGTTTTGGTGTAGAATAATTAAATTTACCATCTGATGTTTCAGTTAAAACTGCATAATGTAAATCTCTAAAATCTATTGTCATTGCCATATTTCATTTTCCTCCTTAATTAATAATTTCCGTTACAAAACGAAAACCATATCGATAAATTTTTGTATCCATTTCATAATCTGGATAAGTGCTTAAACGCTGAAAAGACAGCTTTTTCATAGCTGCCTGAACTGCACTTTTTAATTGCGTTTTGATTGGTGCCATTGACCATATATCAACCTGATACATAACGTTAGTGGTTTTTTCCTCATTCTC